GTCGGGTCTTAGTTTTCCCCTTTTAAATAAGTTCTTTACAGTCAAATAGTTAGAAATTTCTTTCTCATTCTTATTGCGGTTGACATATCCAAAATCTGGAATTTGTCTGAAGTATGGTCTTGCCATTATAGAGATACCTCCCATGCATCATCGTTGTATGTACCAGGATTGATTCCATAATCATCATAATATATTGGATCTAGTTCGGAGAATGTAAGCCTCATATTGTACTGAGTCATTGAACCATCTTCATAGGTCATATATTGTCCACCACCATAATCAACATCAACTCCAGTCAATGCACACATCTTTATCTTGTTTAAGAATGGATGTTCAGTATCAACACCATTGTCTTTATACATGTACTTCAACTTCCATACATTTGGTGTTTTTAGGAATATGCCTGACGGTTGCAATTTTGGTCTCATTTGTTTTTTGAAGAACCAGATTATATTCTTAACCATATCTGCTTCTTTTTCTCCTCTTGGAGTGAAATTGTAACTATAACCAAAACTTCTTAATTGTGGTCCTTTGAAAAGAAGTTCGAGGTTGTTATTAAGTGCCACTCCCGATCCTCTGGTAATAAGATCTCCACCAACACCCACTGCTTGACCAGCAAAATAAGATACTAGTGTATCATTGCTTATTCCACCCACTACATCCTTTGCTCCTGCTTTTATACCTTGTAGTAAGTCTTGTATTCCTTTAACAGGTTGACCACCAGCAACAGTTCTGATTGTATTTCCAGCAATTCTTGCACCTGCTACCTGAAGTGCGTTAATTTGACTATCACCCCAATCAACACTATTACTTTCACTCAATCCACCTGTCATAGGAAGTTGTACTATTCCTTTAGTTGTAGATCCTGTACGATATCTCGATGTTGCTCTTGATAGTTGAGTAACACTATAATCATTGGATACTCCACCACCAGCAGTTATTGATGTAAGAGAAGTATCTGCTTTATATTCTTTACACACAACCTGTAGATAATCATACCCACCCACTTCTGCAATTGGATAGTATGCAAAGAAGTATCTTGGTTTTGATGTACTGTTAGCACTCGACTGTGTATTTTCTTCTGCCTTACTTGTTGCTAAGAAATTATTATCTTGATTAGTTCCTTCATTGGGTGCTTTTGTTCCAAGTGCTTGACGAAATATAGATTTTGATGAGCTATCATTAAGTATTTTTTCAAAATCTCCATCAATAGCACCAAGATTACTCATCCAGTCTTTTCCTTTTAGAGATGTATCTGAAATAAGTCCCCAACTAATTGTGTTTTGTGTTTCATTATAATAATTTTTAGATTTCGCAAAATCTATTTGCTCTGGCGTGAAAGCTTTAACATTTGACTGAATTATATCAGCAGTCTTCTCATCTCCTGAAAGGACAAGATTAAATGTTTTGTTGTCTAAGTAAAAAGACGACATAATACTGTTCTAGTTTAGTTATTTAGTACGATATTTGGCGTAGGGTAATTCCCTTAAGTATTCAATTTCGTCATTGTTGACGACATGTAATGCTCCTACTACTTCTTGCCAGGTGTAATTCCTCATTGTTCCCCAATGAAAGTTTAAACCTTTGAATCCCCACCGAAGAACTTCCATACAAGCAATTAATGGATGTTCGTCATATGTAATGTCAGGACTCTTTGCTATGTATAAAAAAGTATAATATTTTCCTGGTTCAGGAACCCACTCAGTTTCCGTGAATACTTCTAATATACTCATCATAATACTATCTGCATCTTCGGAACCATCAAGTTTTTCTTGAAGTTCTTGAATGCGAACTGGTGTATTACGGGCTGCATCCCTTTCTCTTCTTTCTTTAAGAGTCTTCCTTGGCATTACTTGATACCTAGTTCGTTTTCAGTAATAATCTTAAATTCAATTTTTCTATCTTTACACCATTCAGATGCAGCTTCCCACTTTGCTCTATTTACTTCAAATGTCTTACACTCATAAAGAAATGATTTAGTCATTCTCTTCTTCTGTTTTGGAGGTAGAGTTTGTTTTCTAGGTTTTACTTCAATCACATAAGTTTTAATTTTCCCAGTATTCTCTTTCACATTGATGATAAAGTCTGGAAAATATCTTCTCATTTTACGTTCGGTTGGATCAAAATAGGGGATACAAAATTCTTCACTTCCCCAAGCAACAATGTTCTCATTCAAATCACACCAAGAACAAAACTTGCGTTCCCAACTACTTCGACATATAATATTATTATAGTCACCCTTATATTTGTTGGGGTTTTTTGGCCTGTATCTGCTTTTGATACTTTGTGCCATCTTGTATACATAATATATAACGTAAAAGTATTTATAGATGGCAGCTCAAGTTCCCCAGAATTTGACTTCGGATTTCATAAAATCCCGATTGCTAACTTTAGCACAAACTTCGTTTTATAATTTAACGCTTCCTTTACCTGCTGCTGTTAGGAGTAGGGCAAGAGCAAATGGTCTTCGATTAGAAGGTCAGACAGGTGATCTAAATCAAATTGAATTATTATGTACAGATGCATCTTTGCCTGGTTCTTCATTAGCAACACATGATGTTACTAATGACTATCATGGTGTAAGTGAGAAGATGGCATATCGTAGAATATACGATCAGTCTTTTAATCTGAGTTTCTATGTTGATAGAGAGTATGATGTTATTGAACTATTTGAAACATGGATTGATTACATCAGTGGTAATGATGATAGAGGAATGTCTAAGAATAGGCATCGTAATTATAGGATGAGATATCCTGATAGTTATAGAGAAGAAATCTATTTAACTAAATTTGAAAAAGATCATCATTTTGAGATCAGTGAACATACAAAAGATCTTTTAAACTATACTTTTGTAGGAGCATTTCCTCAAACAATTACATCAATGCCTGTATCATACAATCAACCTGATATTTTGAAGTGTAGTGTATCATTCTCCTTTATAAGGTATGTGGCAGAAAGATCTTTAAGAGGAGCAAGAGCTGCACGAGATGAGATGAGAACTGCACCTAGAAATGTTACATTAGGATCTTCTTCTAGTGGTGGAACAAGAGGTAGTTCTAACATTCTAAATCGAGATGTGACAGATCAGATTGCAAGAGACACCGCACAATATGGAAATACTTTTCCATCAGGTTCTTTTAACATTACTCCAAAATCCACTTATAGAACTCCTAGAAGTAGAAGGGGTAGATAAACCCACTAAATAAACTTACTGAATTGAAAATATCATGCCATTACCGACCATTGTAACTCCAACTTATGATCTCGAATTACCATCGACAGGGAAGAAAATAAAGTATCGACCCTTTCTTGTAAAGGAAGAAAAACTTCTTGTTTTAGCTTTAGAAACTGAGAATCCAAAAGATATTTCAAATGCAATTAAAACTGTATTGAAGAATTGTATTCAAAGTAGAGGTATAAAAGTAGAAACTCTTCCAACATTTGATATAGAGTATTTGTTTTTGAACATCCGTGGTAAGTCTGTGGGTGAAATTTTAGAAGTTAATATCATATCTCCTGATGATGAGGAAACACAAGTTCCTGTTGAAATAAATTTAGATGATATTCAAGTTCAAAAGGATAAGGATCATAGTAAAAATATTAAATTGGATGCTAAATTGATGATGGAAATGAAATACCCATCTCTTGATCAATTTGTTAAAAATAATTTTGATTTTGATGGTAATATTAATATGGATCAATCTTTTGAATTGATTGCATCGTGTGTGAATAAAATTTATAATGAAGATGAAGTATGGTCTGCTGCTGATGTTACTAAAAAGGAACTGATAGCATTTTTAGAGCAGATGAATACTATACAATTCAAAGAAATTGAAAAGTTCTTTGAGACTATGCCCAAACTTTCTCACAAGGTAAGCTTTGTGAATCCTAAAACAGGAAAAGAGAATACTGTAATACTTGAGGGTTTATCGTCTTTTTTCGGCTAGGTATGATGCATATGGATCTGGAGAACTATTTTAAAATAAATTTTGCCTTGATGCAGTTCCATAAATATTCATTAACTGAAATTGAAAATCTTATTCCTTGGGAAAGAGATATCTACATTTCTATGCTACAACAACATCTTGAGGATGAGAAGCTAAAACAACAACAAAATGGTTAAACCATCAAATCAAGTAAAAAAGTTAGCAGCAGAGAAGATATTATCTGATCTGAGAGATGAGGGAGCTAAAGAAAAGACTACAGTAATAAAAGGATCGAAAATAAATAAAGATTCTTTAACTAAAAGAGTTCGTAATAATGAGAGGAAAATAACCTCTATAAAAAGTATAATAAAAATTAGAGAAAGTGATTTAGCTCCTAATTTACAAAGCTTGGAAGAGGATAATTCTTTATCATCAATAAGTGGTGGACTTTCATCAATACTTAAAACTATAAGTGGTATTGGTAAATCTTTAAATACTAGAACTAAATCTGATAAGAAGACGAAGGAAAAGAAAAGAGTAAGAATGAATCGGTTGAAGAAGGAGAAAAGAGAAGAGCAATTAGAATCTAAAAAAGAAGAAAAGGATAGTCCAGAAGAAAAGAAAGAGAAGAAGTCTTTTGGTGGTAATTTTCTTGAAGGAATAAAAAGATTTTTTAAAAATATTCTACTGGGAACTGCTTTATTAGCATTATTAAACTGGTTAAAGAAACCAGAGAACATGGCAAGGTTGCAATCAACCTTAGATTTTTTGCAAAATCATGCTGGTACTATATTCAAAGGATTGCTTGCTATCGTAGCAATAGGTATTGGTGCAAAATTATATAAGATTATTAAGGGTACTATTGCACTTGCCAGAGCAGGATTAAAAGGTTTGGGTTTATTGAAACCTGCGGTAACAGTAGGAAAGGGAGGAAGTATAGGTAGCAAATTAAGCAGAATCAATCCATTTAGAAAATCGAAAGTAACAACAAGTGGTGGACTTAAAACAGGACCATTGTCTGGAATTAGAAAGAATTTAAGTAAGATAAATCCATTTAAGCAGAGTGCAAAGGTAACACAATCAACTTCTAAAGCTATTACCAGCAATGTAACAAAGAATGTTACTAAGAATGTGGGTAAGACAGTTGTTAAGAAATCTGTTGCAAAAGGTGCAGGTAAAACAATACTCAAAAAACTTCCGTTTGTC